AACGGAACATCCACCAACATCACATTCACACCATTTGTGGATTTTGAGGGTGTAGCGACTGCAAAAATTGAGGTGTGGCACAAACCCACCAAAACAATGGTACAAGTTACCACGGCGTGTGTAAAGTCCTATTCATTCATCACCATGGCGTTGCCTACATTGACATCAATCAATGCGGTGGCAAAGAACACCGATGAATTGTTGTTTAGGGTTTACAACGGCAATGTATTGATGTGGGAGGTATTGGGATATTGGATTACGGGAACAACAAACATTTACAACACTTGGAAGCAATTTACAACAACGGCCCCAGGTACACCTAATTGGAAAACATTATGAGTTTAGAATTTATACAACTTCAATCATACACCGCACCATCCATCATTGAGCAAAAGAACAAAGATTGGGTGCAATATGGTGATGATAACAATTATTACCAATACTTGATTGATTTGTACCATTCATCACCAACCAACAATGCGTGTATTAAAGGCACAGTTGACCAAATCTTTGGTAAGGGGTTGGAAGTAACCAAGGCATCAAGGGATTTGGCGGGATACATTGAATTCAAAAAGATGTTTTCCAACGATTGCATCCGTGCCATTGCCATGGATTTGAAAATGTTGGGGCAAGCATCATTCCAATTGGTGAAATCGAAGGATCGCAAAAAGTATGTGCAAGCCAAACACTTCCCGCAACAAACCCTTCGCCCCGCAAAGTGCAACGAAAAGGGTGAAATTGAAAAGTATTATTATTGCCCCGATTGGGCGAATATAAAGCGTAACCATACGCCAATTGAATTCAGGGCATTTGGTTATGACCAAAACGCAAACGAATGTATTCTTACCATCAAACCATATTCTACGGGTTCATTTTACTTCGCACCCGTGGACTACCAAGGCGGTACGCAATATGCAAACTTAGAGGCGGAGATTTCCAATTTTCATATTAACAACATCATGAATGGGTTAGCCCCATCAATGTTGATTAACTTCAACAACGGGCAACCACCCGCAGAGGTTAAAGATACTATTGAAGCCCAAATCAAACAAAAGTTTGGCGGATCCTCAAACGCTGGTCGTTTCATCATTTCATGGAACGATGGCAAGGATTCAAGTGCGGACATTACACCCGTTCAGTTGAGTGATGCCCACAATCAATATCAATTCCTTTCTCAAGAATCAATGCAAAAAATCATGGTGGCACATCGTATTGTATCGCCATTGCTTTTGGGTATTAAGGACAACACGGGATTTGGTAACAACGCGGATGAATTGAAGTCAGCATCAATTTTGTTTGACAATGTAGTTATCCGCCCATTCCAACGATTGATTATTGATGCAGTTACCAAGGTGTTGAATTTCAACGGGGTTAATTTGAATCTTTATTTTAAGACCTTACAACCTTTGGAATTTACGGATTTGAGTGGCAATATCATTGATGATGAAACCCGTGAGGAAGAAACTGGCGTGACCTTGGCATCTCAAAAAAAAAAGATTGAATTGGTGAAGCCCAATGCGGGTGAATCCAAAGATGATTTTTTAGGGCGTTGCATTCCTATCGTGGTTCGTGAAGGCAAGGATGCCGACCAAGCCACTGCCATTTGTTATTCCTATTTTGAAGGCACAATGTTGGAATCCGATGAGAAATCTTGGATAGAACATTTGAAAGGCAAGGGGGAAATAATTAACACCGATGAGTGGGAATTGATTGATGTTCAAGAGGTTACCGATGCCGATGAAGAATTAAAATTTAACCTTGCTTATGAAAACCCCAATAAAAAAAGTGATGATGATAAGGGGGTGTACAAAATCCGTTATCGGTACGGCCCTAATTTCGTATCCGACAAATCAAGGCAGTTTTGCAGTGCAATGGTTCAAGAATCCAAAGGGGGAGTAATTTATCGCCGTGAAGATATCATTGCCATGGGTGATGCGGGGGTGAACGGACAATTCGCACCACAAGGTGAATCCACCTATTCAATTTGGAAATACAAAGGCGGTGTTAATTGCCACCACAGATGGGAACGATTGACATTCCGAAGAAAACAAGTGAAGGGCAAGTTTTTGCCAAAACAACCTGGTGAAACGGGTGATAATAGAAACTTGGAAAATTACAATGAGGTTTCAAACAAATCAGCGGATAAGGCGGGAGTGCCATTTTCACCAAGCGGGTGGGATACTGCCAAAACAAGGCCGATTGATATGCCAAACAAAGGTTCATTAAAAAACAAATAAGATGTACGCAAACGATGATATTCTATTAATCGACAAAGAGTTGATTTTTAAGTATACCCAATTGGGTGGTAATGTGGATGTAGACAAAATCTATCCATTCGTGAAAATCGCCCAAGATATTCAAGTTCAAGAATTGTTGGGAACAAAATTGTATCGGTACATTTTAACCCAGGTTGAGAACGGCACATTGACGGGCAATTATCAAACTTTGGTTTCGCACTATGTACAACCGATGTTGATTCATTACGCAATGGCCGATTTGTTGTTGTTTCATGGCTATGAGGTAACCAATGCGGGTATATTGCGTAACTCACCCGAAAACACCACCTTACCAGATAAAAGCGAATTGGATTCATTGGTTCAACGCCAAAGAAACATCGCGGAAACTTATCGCCGTAGGGTTGTGGATTATTTGAGTTACTACCCACAATTGTTTTCACAGTATACCGAAAACCAAGAAGCGGGGGAATACCCAAACACCAACCCATCAAACTATGTTTCATGGAATTTGTAAAAAAGACATATAAGCCAAAGGATGAAAAGGTCAAGAAATTGACCAAATACTTCACGGAATTGAAAATCGTGAAACCCGCCAATTGTGATTTGTTTTCCAAAGGTGGTAAATTATTAACACTTTTATTCCTTTTGACGGGATGTTCGGCGGAGTATCATTTGAAACAAGCCATAAAAAAGAACCCTGCAATGGCACAAATAAGTGTGTATGGCATTGATACGGTGTTTGTACGCGATTCTGTGACCATTACAGACACTTTCACCACAAAAACGATTGATACCCTCACAATTGAAAAAGATGGCGTTAAAACGATTGTTTACAGAAATCACGATGTGATAAGAGTGCAAACAATTGTGAAGGCCGATACCATCCGATACACAAAGACAATTACATTACCACCACAAATCCAATACAAAGAACGCATCAAGATACCACAGATGGTGGGAATTGGTTTGGCCTTGTTACTGGCTTTATTGTTGGGCATAATTTTACGAAAATGAGCAATTGGAACGATCCAAATAACCCGAACAACACCCAGAACGGATGGAAAACACCATCACGGAGTTCACCACAAGGCGGTGGAACAAGGGCGTGTTTGTGCAAGGATAAAAACACATATTCAAAAAAATGTTGTGATGGTACATTGTGGGCGCAAGGTATTGGAAACATTACAAGAACACCACCCACACCACCCCCGCCAGTTGATTTGGGATTCCTTTTGCAACAAGATGGCACATATATTTTACAACAAGATTTGAGTAAAATCATCATAACAACATCAATCATTCCAGGTGAATCATTTTTACAACAACAAGATGATTCATTTATCTTGCAACAAGATTTAAGCAAAATAATAATAACACAATAACCATGGCCGATAAAAAAATAACCGACTTAACCGCAATTGTAAACATCGCAAATGATGATGTATTGCCAATTGTGGACATTAGCGATGACACTACGAAAAAGATTAACATCGCACAATTAAAAGCCCAATCACCCGTTCAATCAGTAGCGGGGAAAACGGGATCCGTTGTATTGGATGCATCCGATATTGGTGCGGGAAGCGTGGATAATACCGAATATGGGTATTTGAATGGCGTTACAAGCCCTATCCAAACTCAATTAGATTCCAAACAAGCCACATTGACATTAACAACCACGGGAACGAGTGGTGCAGCCACTTTGATTGGTGCAACATTGAACATCCCACAATATAGCGGTGGTGGTGGCTCAACAACATGGGGTTCAATCACGGGTACATTGTCAAACCAAACCGATTTGCAAACGGCATTGGATGGCAAGGTTGATGAAAACGCTGCCATTACTGCATCAACAAAAACCAAAATCACATACGATGCGAAAGGTTTGGTAACAGCTGGAGCAGATGCAACCACGGCGGATATTGCAGACAGCACGAATCGCAGATATGTGACCGATGCTCAATTGGTAGTGGTTGGAAATACCAGCGGAACAAACACGGGAGACAATGCGGTCAACAGTTTGTATTCGGGATTGGCAGCGAGTAAACAAGATACTTTGGTATCTGCAACTAACATCAAGACCATCAATAGTACATCTATTTTGGGAAGTGGTGACATTACGATTTCGGGTGGCATCAGCGATGGAGACAAAGGAGACATCACGGTAAGCGGAAGCGGATCAACTTGGACTATTGACGATGGTGTTGTGACAAATGCAAAGGTGGCAACTGGAATTGATGCCGTTAAAATTGCAGACGGCACGGTAACAAATGCCGAGTTCCAATACATCGGTGGTTTGACATCGGATGCACAAACGCAAATAAACAGCAAAGAGGCAACAATAACCGCCACAACTTCAGCGGATTACTATCGTGGTGATAAGACATTCGCAACGCTTAACAAAACTGCGGTTGGTTTGGGCAATGTTGACAATACTTCCGATGCAAATAAACCAGTATCTACTGCAACGCAAACTGCGTTGGATGGTAAACAAGATACTTTGGTATCGGGAACAAACATAAAAACAATTAACTCTACATCGCTTTTGGGTAGTGGTGATATTGTAATTGGTGGAGGTAGCCCATCGGGCGTATCGGGTGCGATTCAGTTCAGCGATGGTTCAGCATTTGCAAGTGATGCCACAAATTTGTTTTGGGATGATACGAATAATAGGTTAGGTGTTGGTACGAATGCACCAAGTGGAACTGCACATTTCAAAGGCAGCGGCTCAACATCAGCCACAACATCTTTGTTGGTGCAGAATAGTGCGGGGACAAATGCTCTACAAATACGAGATGATCGTGTAACAAATTTTGAAGTGCCTGTAAGTATAAACGGTTGGAACATTATTACTTCGGATGCAAAAATAGGAATCACCCCATATAATTCAGGACTTGGCACTTTGTTCAACAGCACAACGCCCAATGGAGGCAGTTATTTACCTTGCACATTTTGGATAAGCAATTTTTTTATTGAAGGTACTGGAGGCACTCAAATTGCAAATTCAACTGGGAGTATTAACGCATCAGCAAAATTGCAAGTGGATAGCACAACAAAAGGATTTTTGCCTCCACGAATGACCACAACCCAAAAGAACGCAATCAGTAGCCCCGCTGCGGGATTGGTAGTTTACGACACCACAACTAACAAATTGTGTTGCTACAATGGTAGCACTTGGAACGATTTATTCTAATTTTGAAAATATATGAAAGTTATACAAATTAATCAGCCAGTAAATTTGACATCGGGATTAAGCATTCCGAGTGGTTCAATCGTTGTTATTGCCGAAGGATATTCGGATAACAAAAACCAAAAAGACGGAGTTATCCCCGCCCAAATCGCAACCTTTGTTTTTGCATCGGTTGAAGCATTGGCACAAGGCAAAGCACCGATTCAAGGCATCCAAGATTTTAACACCACATTCAGCGGGTTAGAGTTGAGCGTATCGGATTACGAAACACTACCAGCGGAAACCTTGCTCGTCAATGCTGTTGAGTCAGCACTGGAGGCAATCTACGGAGTTGACAATGTAGATGTGATAGCGATTTAATTATAGGCAATGAAACATTACAACAATGACACGCTCGCACACTTGGGCGCAACAGTTAGCGGCTCGGCTGCGGTTATTCAATTCGCAGTTACTTGGCAGCCTGTTTTCGCGCTTTGTTTGGCCTTTGTTGGTATTGTTTCGGGCTTGTTTGCAATTGCTTACTATATTAAAAGGTTACGCAAATAATGGCAAAGGCAAAGAGTACAACCGCAGCAAGTTGGCAACCAAAGCCCAAGCGTAAATTGGGAAGGCATACAAAGTCAGTTAACAAACACAAATCATCCAAACCATATAAAGGTCAAGGCAAATGAAAATACTTGAAATATTCAAAGGCGATAAAGGTGAATTCAGTTCCAAACGATTCGTGGGAATCATTGGGGCGTTCGTACTATTCGGAACGATGGCACACAATTCCATGAGTTCACAAGATATTGCACCATCCCCCGATTTGGTCGAGGCGGTTAAATGGATCGTGATAATGTCATTGGGTTTCACATCAATTGATAAATTCAGCAAATGAAAATTAAACAAGTACCATTTAGGGCATACAACCGCGAGGCGGTGAAGAAAACCCAGGTGTATTTGCACCACACGGCGGGTAATGGAAGCGGTGAACAAACCTTCGCCTATTGGGAAAAGGTAGCCAACAAGGTTTCAACCTGCGTTGCCATCTCAACCGATGGAACCATTGTACAAGGATTTGGAAGCGAGTATTGGGCGTATCATTTGGGATTGGGAACAAAGCATTTCCAACCTTTGGGATGTCCTTATTTGCCGTTAGACAAAACATCAATTGGTATTGAGGTATGCAATTGGGGGCCAATCACCAAGAAGGGAACGAAGTTTTACAACTATGTGGGTGGTGAAATACCCGCCGACCAAGTAACGGAACTTGAAAAACCATACAAAGGATACAAGTTGTGGCATTCATACACGGATGAACAAATCGCATCCATCAAAGACCTTTTAATCCTATGGTCAACCAAATACAACATCCCGTTGGAATACAACGAAGATATTTGGGCAGTAACCAAACGGGCATTGAAGAATGAACCAGGGGTTTACACACACAATTCAGTTCGCCCCGATAAAGCGGATGTGTACCCATGCCCCAAATTGATTGCCATGTTGCAATCACTCACAAAGGATTAAGGCCATTCACAAAGATTGGGGATTTATTTCCCTTTCTTTTTTCCTCAAATGTTTTGGAATTTGAAATTTCAAATGTATATTTGTGGAACAATATGACAAACGACATGGATTTAATCTACCTAATCATTTTAACGCCCATCACCATTGCGGTGATGTATGCGTGGCATTGTATCAAACGCAATTCCAAGCGTTTCCAACAAACCGAGGAAGCCAAGCCCTACCAATTTGAACGGGATGAATACATCCCAGAGTTCAACGAGTTTACCCAAATGTTAGTTCAACGCAGAATGTACAAAGGGAGGGCCGACAAATGAAAATCCTTTACCCCTTAAACTTTCTATTCGTTGATGAAATGGAACAAGTAGTTGGAGTAATCCAAAAAAGCGAATACATGAGCCAATCAATCAAGGTTGTGGAAAAGCGTTATTTCAAATCCCCAGGTACGGACATTGATAGCGGT